GAAGGGACCATCCTTTATGTATCGCACCCGCAAGGGAGTTACATATATCTACGGCGGCAAGGTCATAGAGAACGTGTGCCAAGCGGTCGCAAGGTGTATAATCGGTGAGCAAATGTTGCGAATTGCTAAGAGATACCGCGTTGTGATGACAGTTCATGATGCTATCGCATGTATAGCACCCGAAGCGCAAGCCCAAGAAGCTATGGCGTACGTCATGGAGTGTATGCGGTGGACGCCCGATTGGGCGCAAGGTCTACCATTAAATTGTGAAGCAGGGTTTTCCCGTAGATACGGAGAGTGTTAAGTGAGTTTGCCCCCGTGGTCTTTCAGTAGCATCAAAGCATTTGAACAATGCCCCAAGAAGTTTTACCACCTGAAGGTGGTGAAGGACTATGCGGAGTCAGCTACGGAGGCAACCCTATATGGATCACAGTTCCACGAAGCAGCAGAGTTATACATCCGTGACGGCACCCCACTGCCGCCGCAGTTTAACTATGCGAAGTCAGTGCTAGATAACTTCAACCGGATGCCGGGGGAGAAGCTGTGCGAGTACGAGATGGGGCTAACAGAAGAGTTAGAACCTTGCGGGTTCAAGGCCGAGAACGTATGGTGGCGGGGGATTGCCGACCTGATCATTCTTGACCGTGACAACGCCGAAGCTAGAGTAGTAGACTACAAGACCGGCAAGTCAACCAAGTATGCCGACAAAGGGCAGCTTGAACTCATGGCACTAGCAATCTTTAAGCACTTCCCCGAGATCAAGAAGGTTAAGGGTGGGCTGCTATTTGTAGTAGCCAACGCTTTCCTCAAAGACAACTACCACGTGGACCAGCAAGATGTGCGTTGGAGCAAGTGGATCGCTGACCGTAAGCGCATGACGGTAGCGTATGCCAATGACGTATGGAATGCTAGACCGAGTGGACTTTGCCGTAACCACTGCGTAGTTTTATCTTGCCCCCACAATGGAAGAAGTTAGTCATGGCCTACACAAAGACCCCTCGCCCATACAAGAAAGAATATCAGCAGCAAAAGGAGCGGGGCGAGCATCCGCTGCGAATGAAACGGCAAAAGGCAAGGCGAATGTACGACGCCGAGGGTATCGACCGGACTGGCAAAGACATCGATCATAAAGTTTTGTTAAGTAAGGGCGGCAGCAACGACAAAAGTAACTTAAGGCTCACTAGTCCGCACAAAAATCGTAGTCGAAACGGTAAGTAATGCAGATCGTCAACAACAAAGCCTTATTACTACAGCTACGTGATCCAACGAAGGTCACGAGTCAGATACCGAAGAGCAAAGACATAGGGAACAATCAGGTGCTAGTTAATTGGGGGCTGACCGAAGCCCGGGCCTTGCGCCAACTAAATATTCGTAACGTGCCTAGTCCCATATTGGGACACTACAAATGGCCGGGGATACACAAGCCGTTTGAGCATCAGAAGACAACGGCATCATTCTTTACGCTTAACCAAAAAGCTCTTTGCTTCAATGAGCAAGGCACGGGCAAAACCGGCAGCGTCATTTGGGCTGCGGATTGGTTGATGGAGATCGGCCAGATTCGGCGTGTGTTGGTGATCTGCCCACTGTCGATCATGGACTCAGCATGGCGAGCCGACCTGTTTAAGTTTGCCATGCACCGCACTGTGGACATTGCTTATGGCAGCGTTACTAAACGCAAGGCGATACTCAATGGCGATGCCGAGTTTGTCATCATCAACTTCGATGGGGTTGAGATTGTCGAAAAAGAAATCGAGAGAGGCGGGTTCGACCTGATCGTGGTCGATGAAGCTAACGCATACAAAAATACGTCTACTAAACGATGGAAGGCGTTAAACCGGCTGGTTGGCCCACGCACGTGGCTTTGGATGTTGACTGGTACTCCCGCTGCACAATCACCAGTAGATGCTTACGGATTAGCAAAGCTAGTAAACCCGGGCGGAGTTCCGCGTTTCGCGTCCACGTTTAAGGACATGGTGCTGCTAAAGATATCGCAGTTTCGGTGGATACCTAAAGAGAACGCAACCCAAACGGTGTTTCGGGTGTTGCAGCCCGCGATTCGGTTTAATAAAGCTGACTGTCTTGATCTGCCGGATATGACGTACGTACGGCGTACGGTCGAATTAACCCCGCAACAAAAGAAATACTACAAGCTACTCAAGGACAAGCTAATTATCAAAGCCGGGGGCGAACAAATTACCGCAGTGAATGCAGCCGTAGCAATGACGAAACTACTGCAAGTTGCTGGCGGGGCCGTGTACTCAGACAACGGCGAGGTCATCGAGTTCGATATCAAGAATCGGTACGCTGTACTAAAGGAGGTAATTGAAGAGGCAAGCCAAAAGGTGTTGGTGTTCGTGCCGTACAAACACTCGATTGACCTGATTGCCGAGAAGCTAACTGCTGACAAAATAACCAATGAGATCATCCGGGGCGACGTGTCTGTGAACAAACGCACAGACATTTTCAAACGGTTTCAAGAAACCTCTGACCCCAAAGTGTTGATTATCCAGCCCCAATCCGCAGCACATGGCGTTACGTTAACAGCCGCAAATACTGTGGTATGGTGGGGACCGACCGCTTCACTTGAAACGTACGCTCAAGCTAATGCACGAGTCCATAGGGCAGGGCAACGGCATCCTTCAACGGTTGTACAGCTAGCCGGATCGGGGGTTGAGACGCACGTTTACAAGCTACTAGATAACAAAATAGACGTTCATGCACAGATCGTAAATTTATACGACGATCTACTTGCACAGTAACAAAAACCCTGTTAAACTACACTTCCCTTTACCTTGAAGGAGCTATTGTGTCCCCCGAAGAATCAAAACAACCCGCTAATCTCACACCTGAGACGTTAGTGCGTATCTACCTTAAGATGAAGGAAGCGCGTGAGAAGTTGGCCGCAGACTTCAAAACCGCTGATGACAAGATCAAGTCTCAAGCTGATGCGGTCAAACGAGCGCTGTTGACTTACTGCAAAAATAATAACCTTGAATCCGTGAAGACGGCAGAGGGTATGTTCTATCGAACGACGCAAAAGACTTACTTCACCAATGATTGGGAGTCGATGGGTCGCTTCATCGTGGAACACAACTGCCCCGAGGTGTTGGAGAAACGGTTGCATCAAAGTAATTTGAAGCAATTTCTTGAGGAAAACCCGGAGCTTCTGCCTCCCGGGCTGAATGCTATGACTGAATATTCAATTACTGTTAGGAGAAATAAACAATGACCGAGCCACTTGTCCCGATTGAGTCCCTAGCAAGAACCCTAACAGTGTCAATTACCACTGTAAGAAGTTGGGTTAGGACTGGACTGATCCCGGGCGATATGTACGTGAAGATCGGTAATACGTACCGATTTGATAAAGAAGCCATTATCAACCACTTTAAGCCCATGCAGAAAAATCCAGTTGTTGCGGAACCAGCCCCCCAAGCTGACCCTCGGCAGATGGAACTGAACTTCGACGTTGACGTAAACCTTTGAGGTACCTATGAACGAACTATCCCTATTTGGCAATCGCCGCACTTCCACCCGCCTTGTTGATGTTGCTGATGCGCTTACTGAAAGCGTCAACTCTGGTAACGTCAATCGTCGCCTGAGTCTTGAAGGTAACTTCTTCCGTGAAATTATTAACGGTAAGGAAGTCCGGGTTAACGAGGAGCGGGCAGTTAACGTAGTAATTGTTAACGCAGCACCAATCTCTAAGATGTACTTTGCCGAGGCGTATGTCAAAGGCAAGCCCTCTAAGCCTACTTGCTGGTCATCGGATTCCCAAACCCCTGATCCCGCAGTGCCTGATGATCAGAAGCAAGCTGCTCGCTGCATGGATTGCCGTCAAGCAATCAAGGGTTCCGGGCAAGGAGACTCCAAAGCGTGTAAACCGCAGCAGCGGATTGCGCTTATGTTTGAAGGTGCTATCGAGAAGCGTGAGGTCTATCAGTTAACGCTTCCTCCTACTAGCATTTTTGGTGATGCGTCTGAGCATGGCGGTAAGATGCCATTGCAAGCGTATGCTCGCTACCTCAAAGCGCATGGCGAGAAGGCTATTGGTATCGTGACCGAGATGCGGTTCGATAAAGATAGCTCCACCC